CGCTGCGCGCGGCCTCTTCGGCGGCGATCTGGGTGATCGGCTTGTCGGCGGCCCGCGCCTCGGCCTGCTTGTCGGCGTCCGCCTGCGGGATGAAGCCGTAGGGCCGGAGCATCGACTGCACTTCCTTGTTCCGCGAGATCGTGTTCACCATCGACGGCGTGAGGCCGAGTCCCTGCTGCACTTTCGGATCCTGGAGCTCGGCGAGCGTCCATCCGTTCTTCGCGGTCTGCTCGAGGAGCGCGTTCGTGCCGGGCGTCTGCTTCAGCACATCGACGGCGCGCTTGAAGGCCTGCGCGATGTCCGGCGCGTTCTGGCGATCGGCCTGCTCGTCGAGCTGCTTCATGAACTCCGTGTTCTGCGACAGCTTCAGCGCGCCCGGGACGTCGCCCGCAATGCTGATGAGCTGCGCGGCATGCTCGCCCAGCGCGGCGATCTGCGCGGCGGTCGCCTGCGGCTGCTCGGAGGCCTTGATCAGCGTGTCCGTGAAGCCCGGAAGGAAATGCTCGAAGAGCTTGCCGTACTGCTGCGCGACCTGGCCGCGCTGCGCCGACGGGACGTTCTTCATGAGCTGGAGGCCGCGGCTCATCGCCTCCGTGCCGGTCTCGAGCTTCTTGAGCTCCATCGCCTCGCGCTGCTGGCGGCGATCCTTGAGCTCGTCGGTGTAGAGCTTGTCGCCGCTCATACCCCGCTGGAAGTTGAGCAGCACCGCGCCGATCGCGCCGAGCGGACTCTTCGAGGCCTCGAGCACGGGATCGGGCTGATCGACGCCGAAGGGATCGAGCGCCGGCTTCGGCGAATCGACGGGCGATGCCGGCGGCGGCACGGCGACCGAATCATCGACGATCGGCGCCGGCGGCTGAGATGGATCTTCGTCCGGAGAGAATCCGAGTCCGAGGGGCATTGTGATCTCCTATGCGCTGGCAGCGCCTTGCGCGGCCTGCGCGGCGAGCGTTGCGTACAGCGTGGAGCCGCCGGTGAAGAGCCCGCCCACGCCGCCCGCGACCTTCGCGAGCATGCCGAGCGTGTCGCCGCTGTCTTCCTTCGTGGTCGTCGTCTGCGCAGCGCGCGCGTTCGTGAGCGACGACAGCGTGCTGGGGCTGGGTCCGAGCGAGGCGAGCCCGAGGCCGAGGTTGCCGGTCGTCGCCGTGAGGTTCAGCCGGTTCGTGAAGGCCTGGTTGAGCAGATTCGAAATGTAGCTCGAGGTGTTCGCCCCGAGCGTCTGCTGCGCCTGGGTGCGCGCGGCCTGCGCGTTGCCGACGGTGATCGGGTAGTCGAGCTTCTGCTGCGACTGCTGCTGCCGGACCTGGGTGATGAGCTGCTGCGCGAGGCGATCCGACTCGTTCACGATGCGGCCGCCGACGTCGACAATCGGCGTGTCCTCCGGCCGCAGCCCGCGGGCCTGGCTCGTCTCCTGCGTGAGCTGACGGAGCGAGTCGTCGCGGTACTTCGAGAGATCCGAGAGGCCGGAGTCGATCGCCGCCTGCGCGCCCTGGTCGATAAGCTTCGCCTGGTCCGGGGTCAGCGCGTAGCCGTTCTTGATCGCGTCGAGCTCGCTCTGCAGGAGCTGCCCCTGCGCGCCGATCTGCTGCCCGGCGAAGTCCAGCGCCTGGCCCTGTACCTGCTGCTCCTTCGGGAGGAACTGCTGCGTCTCGCCGAAGAGCTGCGGGTAAATGCGCTGGAACAGATCGGTCGTAAACGCACCGGCCTGGTCGATGTTCTTGAGCTGCTTCTGCGCGAGCTCGAGCTGCGAGCCGACGAGCGCCTGCTCTTCCTTCGTGGGCGGCGGGATCGTGGTCTTCGTTTCTGAGGATGAGCCGGACATACGCTTACCCGAGTCGCTTGATCATCAATTCACAGGTCCGCAGCTTGCGGCCGCCGCGGCGCCGAAGGACTTTCCGCCAGCTCGGCATGGACTCCGGCGCCGTCGTCATGACCGCCCCGCACCCGGCAAGCTGGAGCAGCATGCAGCACTGAGAGAATAGCATGCTGACCACCTCGCAGCGTTCACGGTGCGTGAGCTCTTCGGCGAGCCCGAGGTGTTCGACCTGGCCGATCGGCTTCCCCGGCAGCACCTGAACGCAGGCGATGACGCGGCCCTCGCGGAGCGCGACGACCCACTGACCGCCGAGGTTCGTCCAGTCGAGATTCGCGAGATCGTCGCGGTCCGATCCGGTGAGACGACAGATCGCCTCGCCGTGCTCAGGCTCTGCGATCGCGAGTTGAAAGGCGCTCGTCACGCCTTGCCTCCGGCCTGCATCGCGCGCTCGTTCGCGACGACCGCCTCGGAGACGGCTTTCTCGGCTGCGAGGTAGGCCGTGACCTCGCCGGGCGGGTTCGGCTGCTTCGCACGTTCGGAAATCAGCGCCTTCATCGCGGCGAGCAGTTGCGCGTCCGCGTTCGGCACGACCGGCGGCGGCGCCTCGATCTCGAATTCCTCGCCGGAGCGCGCGAGCATGTCGACGAGCTCGGACGGCGGCCAGGGCGCGGGCACGCCTTCGGTCAGCTTGTGGGCCTCGAGCTCGGCCTGAAAGTCGGCGACCGCCGCGGCGAGCTCTTCCTGCGTACCGTTCCAATCGGAGGCTGGGATCGTCAGCATGTGGGGGCCTCAGAACTTGATGATGTAGGCGACGATCGCCGCCTTCTGCACGATGCTCAAAGTCGACGACCCGCCGCTTCCGGAGGTGAAGCTGATCGAGTGCCGGTGATCGTTCGTGATGAGGTTCGGGCCCGCCGTCAGCGAGTTCGTGCTGATGTTGCTCGAAATGCCGTCCGTCGTGCCGCTGATGGCATGCGTGTGCGACGCATCGACCGTCTCACCGCCGCCCGTCGAGCCGACGGTGTTGCTGATGACGCCCGTGCCCGATCCGCCGGCGCCCATCGGCACGCGACGACGCAGGTCCGGCAGCGTGAAGGTCGTCGATCCGTCACCGCTGCCCCAGGGATAGGACGCCGCGCTGAGCAGCGCATCGAGACGTGCATACGTCGCGCGCGAGACGTTCGAGCCATCACAGAGCAGGAAGCCCGTCGGCGGCGACGTGCTCACGGCATACGGAAGGACCGTGCCGACCGGGACCGCGGCGCCGAAGCTGCCGCCGCCGGCGCCGTCCGTCTTGAAGACGTCGCCGGCCAGGCCGTCCACATCCGGGAACGCGACTTCGGCGTCGCCGAGCTGCACGGTGCCGGTGCCCTTGCCTTTCAGCACGAGGCCGATGTCGGTTCCCGTCCCGCCCGCCTGGAGGAGCACTTCGTTCGTCGCATTCTTCGAGACGTCGAGGCTCTGCGAGTCCTCATCGACGAGGCGGACCTTGCCGGTGCCCTTGCCCTGGAGGATGAGATCGATGTTCGTGTCCGAGCCCGTCGCCTTCATCGTCGGGCCGTTGCCGGTCGTCGTCGCGGTCCAGGTGATGCCGTTGACGACGGACGCCGTCGAGCCGTCCCAGACGAAGAGCGCCACCGCGTTCAGCGTCAGCGTCAGCTTGTTGTTCGTGCCGGCCTGCAGCTTCGAGGTGCCGCCGCTGTCGATGATCAGCGCCTGGCCGTCCAGATCTTTCGAGACGGTCGCGGGCCAGCCGAGCGATTCGCCGTTCGTCGTGATGTGCGAGAACGAGGCGTTGAGGTCCGCCGCGGTCAGGATCTCGCCCGGGCTGAAGACTTTGTAAGGGCTCAGGCTCATGCGTCGAGCTCCCGTCCGAGTAGGGTGAAGGTCAGGTCATTGCCCGATCCGCTCTTGATGCCGATCGTGCCGGACTCGTTGAGCTCGAGGCCGTCTTCGAAGGTCACGATCTCGTAACTGTTCGCGGGGATCGACTTCGCGGGCACGATCGCGGTGGCGTTCGATTTCGTGTTCCCGGAGGCATGCGCGTAGACGGTGGCCGCCAAGCTTCCCGACGAGGTATTCGCGATGATGATCTGCGAGACGATCGCGCGACGGTCCGCCGGCGGCGAATAGAGATCGGCCGCGTTCGTATTGGCGGGAGCCGACTGCGCGAGAATGCTCGCTCCATAGTCGCCGCGGATCACAGCGAATTCTCCGTCGAGATCGAGCCCTGCTCGAGCGTGATGCCGAGGCCGTGGATCTCGACGTCCTCGCCGACGACGGAGTTCGAGATCTGATACTGGATCTGGCGGAAGTCACCGACCGAATCGATCTCGAAAAACCGCTCGATGACCTGGGCCTCCGCGAGAGCAGAGGTGCCGAGCGTGAAATTGTCTCCGTCCACGAGGCCGAGCGGATCGCCCGCGGCCTGGCTGATCGGGAACGTCACCGCATCGTGCGAGTCGCATTTCACGTTCAGATTGATGTCGCCGTCGTTCTTGGGTGCAAGCTGCAGGAAGCCCTCGCCCGCGCTCTTCGTGTGGAACGGCAGCCCATAGTCGAAGAACGGCGTTTCGACGCGCATCGCAATCGCGGCGTCTCCGTCGTCGAATGAGCGCGCTTCCTGCAGGAGCTTCCGCAGGTAGCCGTCGCCGCCGCCGGCGAAGTAGATGCGCTGATTCGCAGCGCCTGGGTCAATGCCGGGCATGACGCTTTCGACATAGCCGTCGAAGTCCGGCCAGTAGAACCACCGCGGCGCCTGCGATTCGCTCGCGAAGCGATAGTCCATGCCGAAGATGGCATTGTTCGTGTTCGAGCCGTCGATCGGTGCCGTGAAGAGCACATAACCGCAATCGCAGCCGGACGCGGCCTGAACCTGGCGGATGCGCGCGAAGTTGATGCGGCGAAGGAACTTCTGGATCGGGCGGCCGAGCGCGACCTCGTTGAAGTCGCCGTAAGCCGCGACGGCCTTCAGGGAGTGCACCTGGCCGTCGAAGCTCATGAATCCGACGTCGTCCTTCAGCGTGAAGATCGCGTTCTGGTTCGCGAAGCCGATCTTCTCGATCCAGCGCGTGCGGCGGTACGCATCGTCACCCGTCGGCGCCGTGCCGGCGACGCGGTGAATGCTGCCCTTGTATGGGCCCTTGCCGACGATGAGTTCACCCTTGAACGAAATCATGCCGGTGATCCGATCGCCGTCGTTCGGATCGACGTTGATGCGCCCCCAGCCCTCGCCGCTCGAATTCTCAGGGTCGAGCAGCGGCGAATAGTAGAGCGCGGACGGCCGCGTCCAGTCGCCGGCTCCCCAGAGCCGGTTCGCATGCAGCACCCAGATCGAGCAGTTGGGCGGGGAGCCGGAGAGATCCTGCGCCGTCGATCCGTCCCAGCTCTTCGGCGCTTCGCCAGAGTCGAGTCCGATGACGAGCAGATCTTCGATCATCGCGAACGTTGCGACTGACGTTGACGAAAGGCTCGAGAACAGGGTCGTGGAGAACGTGCCCGTGCCATCGTCGGCCAGGATCTTGTCGGCGATCTGCAAGATGCGGTGCTGCGCCGGCGTGCCGGAGGTGCCGTGAAACCATGCGTCGTAGCAGCCGCGGATGCGCGCGCCGGACTCGAGCGCCGTGCCATTGACCTTCGACGTTCCAGGCGCCTTGCGCGGGCCTCCGTCGAGTTCATAGACGATGTTTTCGGCCGTGAGGAGATAGGGGATCTGCACGAGGCCGCTGGCATCCGGCGAGACGAGCGCGCGCGGGCTGAGATCGGTCGCCCAGCCGCCCGCGAACACATGCCGAAGCGCAGTGCGGCGCGAGGTCATTCAAGGAGCTCGTCGAACGCGGTGCCGATCGTGTTGCGCTTTCCAGACGAGCGCGAGCCGTAGCGGTACGGGTTCCGCGCGCGCTGCACGTAGCCGCTCGAGCGCGGCTCGATGCGCGGGCGGCGGTCGCCGATCGGGATGTCCGTGAAGAGCCGCGACATGCCATCGACGTATTCCGCCTTCACCTCGGCCGAGCGGTCGTCGTTCTTCTTGTCGCGGTACCAGTGCTCGAGCGCCTTCAGCACGATCAGGTGGCGCGCATACAGCGGGACGATCGGCTCGTCGGAG